AGCTATGACAGATTTTGAAGAAGGTTCATCAACAGGTATAAATACATTGTTTACAATTGAGCAAACGATGGCTCAACAAACTTACTTTAGTTATGCAATGGGTAATTATGGTTTTGATTTAATAAGTTGGTATGCTATGAAAAATTGGATGGAAACGAGAGAAAAATTACTAGCTACGAGACGTTCATATACATTCGATGAAAGGACTCAAATAATGAGAATGTACCCTCAACCTAATGCTGGTAATAGTGATATAAGATTTTACGGTGTCGTTGCATGTTATGTTGAAAGACCGATAAGAGATGTAATTAAAGAATTATGGGTTTATCAATATACATTAGCTCTTACAAAAATGGTTATTGCAAATATAAGAGGTAAGTATGGTAGTGTTTCTTTATTCGGAGGAGGTAGTGTAAATTCAGCAGATTTAATGTCGCAAGGTTTAGCTGAAAAAGCAGCTTTAGAAGAACAGTTAATGACAGGAGCAGCTCCTGGTCAAGGAGATGCAGACCCTGCTTTATTCTTCGTTGGTTAATTCTTTTTTATATGAAAATTAAAAATTGGGATATATTTATATTCGTTGCCGCGTATCATATTGCTTTAGTGTGTTTACTACCTGCTTTTATAAAAGTATTTTCTTGGTCAGCAATAGTACTATTTCTTACTACATATATTATAGGTGGTTTATCAATTACAGTTGGATATCATCGACTTTATGCTCATAAATCTTATTGCGCAAACCCTTTATTTGAATGGGGTATTCTATTTAGTTCAGCACTAGCTTTTGAAATGTCTGCTCTTAACTGGTCTCACGATCACCGTATTCACCATAACTGTGTAGATACTAATAATGACCCACACTCAATAGATAAAGGTTTTTGGTATGCTCATGTTTTGTGGTTATTTGATTATAAACGAAACTTTGACCGTACGTTAGTTGCAGATTTAATAAAAAATCCCAGAGTAATGGTTCAACATAATTATTATTCATTTTTTCTAATAGGTATAAATCTATTAACCTTTCTAATTGGGTGGGTAATAACAGGAAGCGCTTTAGCTTCGTTCTATATGGGGTTTCTAGCGCGTATTGCTATGATTCACCACTGTACTTGGTTTATAAATTCTTTATGTCATACATTCGGGGCTAAGACTTTTGCACGAGAATTAAGTGCAGTTGATAATGCAATTATGGCAATGCTAACTTTTGGTGAAGGTTACCATAATTATCACCATGCTTATGCTGCAGATTATCGTAATGGTATTCGTTGGTATCATTTTGACCCTTCCAAATGGGTAATTTGGCTAGCTTCAAAAATTAAGTTAGTTAAAAGACCGCGTATAATAAATGAGATAAGTATTCAAAAATCTTTAATATATAAAGATAAAAAAATGATACTTGAGCATATAGAAAATAAAATTGATAATAATGCAAAAGAGTTAAAAGAAAAATTAGAAACACTTTCTCTAACTTTCAATAATAAAGCATCTATTATTAAGGTAAAAATTCGCGAACTTAAGAAAGTAAGCCAATACTGTCAAAAGGATTTGTTAATCGAGGTTAAACATTTAAAGTTATCCTTGAAAGAGACTTGGAATGAATGGTTAAAGGTTACAGAAGAAGCTAATAAGCAATATAATTTTATACATTAAAAATTATTTAGCGTCGAATACTTCAATTAGTTTTTGAATAACTATACTTGCATCTTCAATGTCTATTACTTTACTAGTAGTAGTTGATGATGTAGTAGAAACTTCTTCTTCCGTTTCATAATCACCATATACATCTTCATCTTCACTAAAGCTCAAATCTAATTCTTCTGATTTATCATCATCTATAATTTGAGTTATTGGTTGTGTACAACCAATATCAGTTAATATTACACTTAATAATTGATTGGTGTAACTTTCTTCTTTAGCTCTACCAACAAAATCAATAATTTCTGATTGAGTAAATGCTCCGTTTAAACTAGCTATAGGTGTTTCATATGATGCATAGCATAGATGAGCTAAATATTTTATTGTCACATCAGCAGTGTCTTTAATTAGATAATATGCTCCTTTTTTATTAATAGTAACCCCCGTATCTGGATTTTCAGATGCTACTTTAGCAGGTCTCATTAATTTTTTTTGTCTAATGCTTGCATTAGTTATAATTTTCTCTTCAAATGTCATAATTATATTTATAGTATGAAAAAGGATAAAAGGTATAGACAAGGATTATTTAAACCAAATAATAGTTTAAAGTATATTGGTAAAGGTGATCCTATATATAGATCAAGTTGGGAGTTAAAGTTTTTTAGATGGGCAGATTTAAATGAAAATATACTAGCATGGGGTAGTGAAAACATTATAATACCATATTTAAGTCCTCTAGATGGTAAAATACATAGATATTTTGTTGATAATTTTATTGTCTTTTTAGATAAAAATGGTAAAAAAAATAAGTTTTTAATTGAAATAAAACCAAGTAAGCAAATAGAGAAACCACATACGACAAAGAATAAAAGAAAAAGAACCATATTATATGAACAAAAGACTTGGATTGTCAATCAAGCCAAATGGGAAGCTGCTAAAAAATGGGCCGATAAAAAAGGTTGGGAGTTTTTAATTTTAACTGAAAGAGAACTTAATATTACAAAGTAATATTGAATTTTATTTTTTGTAAGATAAATATCTATATATGTTAATTCAAGGAAATATACCATTTAAAAATAATATACCGGTATTAGGGAAAGCAAATAATGACATGGAAGAAAAAATATGGATGCAACCAGATCCAATTATTTGTAACTTACTCGATAAGTTAAATATTGATGGGTTTACTACCGGTGAAGATGGTCTTATTTCTGGAACAGATAAAAATCATCAACATAATTATACGGGAATCTTTGCTGAATTATTAAAACCTTATTTATACAAACAAGGAACTTTATTAGAGATTGGAATTCAACATGGCGGGTCATCTTTATTGTGGCATGAATATTTACCCGGGTTTAAACTTTTTCTTTCTGATATTCAAAATATTGTACCAAGTTTAATTTGGGATCAAATGGATCCTAATCGATATAATTTTTATAAAAAAGATGCATTCAGTATAGCAACTGTTGAATTTTTAAAAAATGAGTGTGTAGAAGGTTTTGACATTGTTATTGAAGATGGTCCACATACTTTATCTTCTCAGCTATTTGCAATTGAACATTATTATCCAATGTTAAAACCAGGTGGTATATTAATTATCGAAGATATTCAAGATATTGCACATTTAGATGTATTAACAAATGCTGTGCCTCAAGATATTAGAAAAAAAATACAGATTTTTGATAATCGGGCAAGTAAAGGTCGAAGTGATGATGTTATCTGGTCTATTGTTAATTAAATATTAACTATGAGTGGTATTAAAATAAATACAATTGACCATGTATATTTTTCTTCAAATGAGGATATAAATGTAATATCGGTTGATAGTATTACTGAAACGTTTTTAGATGTATTTGAGTGTAAATTAGATGATAAAATATTCATTTTTGAAAAGGTAGGTGAAGAAAATGAATACCCTTTAGTTATTTGCAATATATTAAAGGATGGTAAAGAATTTGTAACTGAAGCTATTCTTAAAGTGGATAGTAATACTGGAATTTATCTGAACGAAAGTTCACTCCATCCAGTTGTATCTCAGCAAGATGATACACCTATACAAACTATTAAAGAAAATAACATCTCTGGAGAAACAGTGGAAGACTCTAATAAAGGGGATACGGTTGTTAATGTAATAGCTGAATCTTTAACATCTTATAATACGCAAAAAATAAATGAAAAAATAAATGAGAAGTTGAAAAAGTATAACTCAATTTATGAAAATCGTATTAAGGAGTTTGAAGATAAGAAAAAGGAATTTCTTAATATTATTGACGGAGAGTTTGAAAATAAGATTAAGAACTTTAATGAAGAAATGGACGGTAAGTTGCAAAACTTTTTTACATTAAATGAGACAGAAAATAAATACAACATGTTTAATGAAACTGAAAAGTTGAGAGAGACTGTTTTAGGTATACATGACGATTTTAAATCAGAAATAGAAAGACGTATTAAACAGTCCTCAAAGAAAGATGTTAAACGTTCAATAGATAATAAAGGTAAAGAACTATATGAAAAAATTTCTAACAATACAGATAAATTAATTGAGCAAAATAAGCAATTATTTACTGATAGTTTTAATAATCTTTCTAATGAATTTGCAAAAGAGTTAAATGAATTAAAAACGTTAAAACGAGATACAAATATTACAAGTAGTAAAGCTATTAACGAGCAGAATAAAAAAATTAAATCAGTTCTTGAGCATGTTAATTCAAAATTTAATGAACTGAATAAAGAGGTAAAACTTATATCTGAGGCTAAGAATGCTGAATATAATGAGTTACTTGCTGCAGTTAATAACAAAGAAGTTGTAGAGTATAAAACTATTTTAAAGGAAAAGTTTGAAGCTGCAGAATTAAACGCTGTTAAAACTGAATTACGAGAAGAGCTGAATAGTAATATTCAGCATGAAGCACGAGGTTTGCGGAGAATTGCAGATATGTATTCTGGTGGTGGTTCCAATGCAGTTCAATATGCAAACGGGGGAACGATGAACGGGAACTTAAATGTAAATGGGGAGTTAAAAGCTGATACAATATTAGCCACTACATTACTTTCTGCTACTACAATGGATATTAATTTTGAATTATCAGGGTTTAGTATAACAGGAGATTTATCAGCAAGCGGTAATATATCTAGCAGTAGTTTAACTACCTCTGCTTTATCAACAGAACAAAATACAGATTTAAATATTAAGTCTGGTCCTGGTGGTAGCTTGGATATTCGAGCAAGCCAAGGCGCATCCGGAGGTGGTGATATTGCAATATTAGGAAAAAGCTTTAATCTACAAACTGATACTTTAACTCTAAATGATAATGGATTAACATCAACTACTGGTAGTAATAATGCGATTAATTTATCAAATCAAAGTGATAGTATTGTTACATTGAATGTAAATTCTAATACTCACGATATAGATATGGGTGGTAAATTAACTGTTGGTGAATTAATAGGTGAACAATTTACATCAACTGATGATATATCTGCTAGAGATATAATTAAAAGTGGTAGGTTAAATGTAGGTAGTGGTAATTTATTTGTTGATGATGGTACCTCTACTGGTAATGCTTTTGTTAAAATGGGTGCCTATGGTGCTGGTAACTTCTTCGGTAAAGAAGGTTCAGTAAACGGTGCTACATTTAGTTTAGGTGTTGGTAGCGCTGGTAAGATAGTAGAAGATATGAGGATTGATACTTTTGCTTTATCCGGAGCAGGTCTAGTTAATAAATATTCAAACCCTGTTGTACTTGTCACTTCACCGGGTGCTAACAAATATATAGTACCTGTCTCAATACAAGTTTATAAATCTCAAAGTTCCGTAGGAGGTGATACTAGGATACCATGGCCTGCAGGTACTGGTGCAACCGCTTTTGGAATAGGTACATTTGCCAATAGCGGGAATACTGGTAACTTCCGTAGTTTAACTGCTTTACCGAGAAATACTGCTATAATTAACGGAGATTGGATGTACAATAGAAATCAAGGACCAGATACGACTACTCAAATTAGTAGCAATAGAGATCTCTGTCTACGAGGATTTAGTGATATGTCATCTAATACTAGTACCGATGTAATTTACCTTAAAGTAAGATATATGATAATGTCAGAAGATGGTGATTTTAAATCTATAGCTAACCTACAAATTAAAGACTCTTAACATATAGTCTTTAAAAGTTACCAAAAGAGTATAAATAATAATATGAGTTTAAACCTTATAGTAGAAACCCCAGCTCCAAAGGAGGAATTCGAGTATATCGTCGAAGAGGGTAATTCAAAAGACAAGCAAAATTTCTTTATTAAAGGTCCATATATGATGGCCGAAGGTGTTAATCGTAATAAAAGAATATATCCATTAGAAGAAATGCAACGTGAAACTAAACGGTATGAAAATATGATGGTAAAGACCGGTAGAGCGATGGGCGAATTAAATCATCCAACTACAGCGGACGTTGATCTCGAAAGAGCTTGCCATTTAGTAACTGAAATGTCCCAAGATGGTAACGTATTTTACGGTAAGAGTAAAGTTTTATCTACACCTACAGGTTTAATCGTAAGAAGTCTTATTAATGATGGTGTAAGAGTTGGTATGAGTTCAAGAGCTCTTGGTCAACTCATACCTGAATCTGGTTCTGAAGGGGTTAATAGAGTTAAAGATTTTAAGTTAGTTGCAATTGATTGTGTAGCTGATCCATCTTTTCCAAAAGCTTTTGTAAATGGCATCTTGGAAAGTAAACAATACGTAGTAAATAAATACGGACAGTTTGAAGAATCATATGATACTTTTGAAAATAATATATCTACTATGCCTTTAAAAAATAAAGATCAATTTTTAAAAGATAATATTATTAAATTCCTAAAAACGTTATAAATAATTAATATGATAGATGTAAAAACAGACATTAAAAAATTTATTGATAACGTTATGAAAAGAGATTATCAAAAATCAAGCAATAATTTATCTGATGTAATTGACCAGAAAATCAAACAAAAGATCATAAATAATAATATAAAAATTTTTAACCATGAGTAATATTAAAGAAATCCTAAAAGAAGCAACCGGTGGTGCACTTAATGATGAAGTGTTATCAGAAATTGAAACCGTTTTTGAACAAAAGGTCAATGATAAGGTTGAGCTTCATGTTGAACAAGCACTAAACGATCAGGATGAATTATATTCAGAAAAGCTTGAAGAGTTAGTCGAACATATCGATGCTGATCATAGTAAGAAGTTAACCGCAGTGGTTGAAGCAGTTGATGCTGATAGAGCTAATAAGCTTAAAGCAGTTATTACTAAGTACGAATCAGTATTAACAGAAGAAGCTGCTGGTTTTCAAGAAAGCTTAGTTGAAAGTATTTCTGATTATATTGATGTTTATATCGATGAAAAGATACCTACAACCAGTATTCAAGAAGCAGTAAAGAATACTAAAGCTAAAAAGGTATTAGAAAATTTAAGATCACACCTTGCAGTTGATAGCGCTCTTGAAAAAGCAAGTGTTAAAGATGCAGTTTTAGATGGTCATAATCAAATTAATGAAGCTTCAAAGAAGCTTGAGTCTGTTCTTAAAGAGAACGCCGCGATAAAGGAAGAATTAGATTTAGTTAAATCTGAGTTTATTTTAGAAACTAAAGCAGCGAAACTCGATGAAAGAGCTAAAAAGTATGTCAAAAAGGTACTAACCGGTAAGGGTTCAGAGTTCATCTCTGAGAACTTTGACTATACTGTTAAGCTTTTCAAGAAGAAAGAAGAGAACAGGCTCAAGACTCTTAAAGAAGAGGCTTACAGTAATACGGAAAAGGTAGATCGTGTGATACATGAGAGCGCACCAGTTGAAAGCGTATCTCAAAAATCACCATATCTTCAAGAGCTTTCAAAGTATTAAGAATTCCTATATTGTTTAGGCATTTCCTGAGTTTCCTGGTTTACGTAAAAACCTTGGGGTCGATATTAAAGGAAAAAATCTATTATGAATACAATTAAACCTTCACAGGCATATATTGATGAATCAAGAGCTTCTGCTCTTTTAGAAAAGTGGGCTCCAGTTCTGGACTACACTTCTAAGAGCGTTGCAGCTATTGAAGACAGTCACACTCGTTTGAATACAGCAATGCTTCTTGAAAATCAAGAAACATGGTGTATCGAAGAGGGTAACACAGCTGGTAACGGCGGTGCTTTCGGTGGTGGTGCTTCTATCGGAGTTGGCGGCAACGCTTCCGGTACACCAGGTACTGACAGCTACGCTACAGGCGATGCTCGTCTTCCAAAAATCTTGATTCCAATGATTAGACGTACTTTTCCCGAGTTAATTACAAATGAAATCGTAGGTGTCCAGCCTATGGCAGGACCAGTTGGTCTTGCTTTCGCACTTCGTTATAAGTATTCAGGCCAAGTTCTTGGTAACGGTATTGACAACAATACCGCTCCAACAGCTAACGTTCCTGGTACTGTACAAACAAACCCGCCATCGGGTCGTGAAGCTGGATATCAAGAGCTATACACATCCTATACTGGTACTTCCGCCATCTACTTAAGTGGTAACGGAGATTCAGAGTTCGGTGCATTCTCCGAAGCTGACAGAGGTGTCGCAAGACTCCTTCAAAACTTCGAGCTTACAGGTGATATTCCAACTATGGAAGTATCCTTTGAGAAGACTGCAGTTGAAGCTGGTACACGTCGCCTAGGCGCACGTTGGTCAGTAGAGCTTGAACAAGATCTCAAGAACATGAATGGTATCGATATCGATACTGAATTAACAAACGCTATGTCGTATGAAATTCAGGCCGAAATCGACCGTGAAATGCTCATGAGAATGATTCAAGTTTCTCTTAATGCTGGTAAAGGTGATGGCTTCTCAGTCTGGGCTCCACAGTCCGCTGATGGCCGTTGGTTAGTAGAGCGTAACCGTGATTTCTACCAAAGATTAATCATCGAAGCAAATCGCATTGCTGTTCGTAACCGTAGAGGTGCTGCAAACTTTATTGTTTGTACTCCACGCGTTGCTGCAATTCTTGAAATGCTTCCTGAATTCCAATGGGCACCAGTACAAGGTTCTGTTAATACACAACCTGTAGGTGTTGCAAAGATTGGTAATCTTGGTGGACGTTTCAACGTTTATCGTGACACACGTACAGAAGGTCAACATGTTAAGAATGACCTTTCTGGCGCGATCAATGATACTGTTGAATACGCACTTCTTGGTTATAAGGGTCCAGAGTTTTATGACACTGGTCTTATCTATTGCCCATACATCCCAGTTATGGTTCAGAGAACAATTGGTCCTAATGACTTCGCGCCTCGTGTTGGCTTGCTAACACGTTATGGTGTCGTAGACAATATCTTCGGAGCAAATCTCTACTATCACGTTATCGTTGTAACCGGACTCGGAAAAGCATTCACCCCTGCTACGCAGAGTGTTTACTTCTAAGCCGAATTAAACGCGGATTAATCCGCTATCTGGTAACAGATACAATCTTGAGACCTAGTTCATTTTTTGAGCTAGGTCTCTTTTTTGTTAACCGTGAAACGATATGTAATATACATAGAATGCTATGCATACTACTACACCCCATACAATATAAGTATCCATTATTGCTTTGACGTTTTAATATGAACTGCTTCAGGATCAATTAGATTAGCAGCATACTTTTCGATAAGATCTTGACTTGAAGCTCTTACAGGGTTAATATCAATACCACCTCTACGAGCATATAAACACATTACCAATAGTTCAGAAGGATCAAAAGCATCTTTTAATCTCTTATAAAAACACTCACATATCTCCTCATGAAAATGACATTCATCTCTATATGATATAACGTACTTTTTAATACTATGAGCATCAATTGCAGTCTTTGATTTAATATAGATAAAAACGTCACCCCAATCTGGTTGAGAAGTTACACGACAATTACTTTTTAATAGACCAGAATAGAACTTTTGTTCTAAATCTCTCGTACGAGAAACACCTTCTAATAGACTAGGGTCTTCAGTATATTGATTGTATTGATAATCTTTCTCATCTTCTAATAAATCAACATTTAAATAATCATCGATCTCCCATTCACTATTAGGGCTATCAAATTTCTTATTAACTCGATCACCGGCTTGAAACTTAACTACAACTTTAGTTTCTAATAATTCACTTAAATCTACACTAGCATCTTCTTCAAAACTATATATAGCATCATCTTTATTATAACCCATCATAGTCATATTATAGGAGTTAAAATATAACTTAATACTTTTACTTTCAACTATATACTTACTTGAGCAAGGATATATACATTTTACAACCCCAGTTACAGGAGCTCCATTATTAAGAAGGAATGAACATTCATATGCATTCCATGTATCTGAACCTACAAAAGGTAAGTCATCATCGAATATATTTAAATATTCTCGATTATTACTTCGAGGTTCTCTTACAAGCAAATCAGAATCATACGTACTCTTATATTGAGACGTTTGACCTAAATGCTTACTAATTCTACTATTATCTAATTCGTTATTTGCCATAATTATCTACTATATTATAAATTGTTTTCATACGATTATCAACTGTACCACTTAACCTTATTACATCTATTTTAAAATGATCAATTGCCTCTTCAAATAGATTAATGATAGTATCACGAAACTCTTTATTAACGCTTCTCTCACCATCATCTACTAAGGGTATATCAGGTTCTGTATAAAGTATAATATCGATATTACCTATGAGTTTCTTAAACAAATACTCTGTATAATTATACATCTCAATAGGTATTTTTTTCTTTTGATATTGATACATTGTATATATTAAACCATCTAATATACATCTATCTAATACCACATCCTTACCTTTATGATCAAAATAATTATATAAATGACTATTAACAGTAATTAATTGAGTAAACTCATCTCCATCTTCATTTATATCTAGATTATATTTCTTTTTTAAACTTCTAGTTATTTCCGGTACAAAATTAAACTTACGAAATCTTTCATCAGTTTGCATTTTAGTAAGCAAAGTAGATTTACCCGTACTTTGAGCTCCTGTAAAACTAATAACCATATCTAATTATATCTTTAAATTTTTCAACGTTATATAAAATATCTTCTTTCTCACTATCTGTAACTTTATGATCAATTAAATCAGCTAACATAATAGAAGGCTTATCGTTTAACCCTAGATCACCATTATATCTAAGTTCCTTAATACCTGCAACCACCGGATTAGAAGTATCTACAGATCTAATGCTTCTATCACCAACATAACTTTTAAATTCCTTAGCTAATGAACAACCTAAAAGGTGATGAGGTTTATTATTATTCCAGATTCCATCAACTTTTAGTTGATTAATTAATCGACGACGACCATCACACCATCTCTCTAGTTTCGTTTTACCAATTCCATTTACAAGGTAGTAACTAAAGTCAAAACTAATTGCTATATAATCAGCATAATCTGACATATATCTATAACAATCAACAATTTCATCATACGTTTTACCTTGAACGGCTCCGATCTTTAAACCTGGTAAGTCTGGATACTTAGTAGTAAATTCTGAAAAACCTTTAATTGTAGCATATCCATCTTCTAAAACGTCAGGTACGATATAAAAGCTTGGTTTTAATTCATTAGCATATTTAGCAAATTTTTCTGAATCAAAAGACTCTCCAAGCTCGAATATACTATTATCTAATAATACTTGACGACCAAGATTAATAGAATCTTTAAAGAATTGATAATATTCAGGGTGAGTTTCAAATAGATGAACCAAAGCATAATCATAGTCGTTATACTGCCGTGATTCATCTAAAAAAGATATAGGACTTTCATGAGATACGTACATACGTTAATTATAGTAGTAAAAAATGAATAGTCAAGTAAATATTTATATGCCGTTACCTAAGCCTAATTTAGACAGTTATACAGAAAAAATTAACAATATAACACCAACTAA